CACGTCGCAGCGGCAGATCCCCACCCCGTCTACACCACCGCAGCGGAGGCAGCAGCAGCAGCTCCAGTTCAGTCGGTGGCGGGGCGAACTGGTGCGGTGGCGCTGGCTGTTGCCGACGTTGCAGGCGCGGTTTCAAGCGGCGATGCCAGGCTGAGCGACTCCCGCGAATGGAGCGCAGCCACCGCCGCCCAGGCCGAGGCCGAGGCCGGCACCAGCGCCACGCGACTAGCGTTCACTCCCCAGCGAGTGTTCCAAGCTGTCGCTGCCTGGTGGGCCGCATCGTCGGCCAAGACCAAGCTTGACGGGATCGCTACCGGTGCCACAGCAAACCAGACCGACGCCTACCTGCTGAGCAGAGCCAACCACACCGGCACGCAGGCGGGCTCCACTGTGACCGGCGCCTACACGGCGGCGGGCTTGACGATGAACACCGCTCGCATTCTGGGGCGCAGCACGGCAAGCGCAGGGGCGGTGGAGGAGTTTGCCCTGCTGGGCCTGACATTCAACTCCACCAACCTGGCCACCCTGGCGGACCTGATGATCCCGCTGAGCGATGAAACGAGTGCGCTCACGGCCTCAACGACCGTCCCCAGGCTCACGATCCCCTACTGGCCTCGCGCCACGGTGTTGACCGATCTGCCGATCTGGGCTGTGGCAACTGCCCCAACCGGCGCGGCGCTGCAATTTGATATAAAGATTGGTGGCACTTCGATTTATGCAACGCTGCCGACGATTGCAGTAAGCGCCACCAATAGCGCAGCATCGGCTGGCACGTTCTCCACGGCATTCATCAGTGGCGGCCAGTCCATTGCTGCTGGTGTATCCGTTGCGTTCCATGTCACGCAGATCGGCAGCACCGTTGCAGGTGCTGGGCTCAAGCTGGCGCTGCTCACCAGGAGGGCAGGGTAATGCTGCAGTATTGGGGGAATAGTTATGGGTTTGGTGATGCGGTAACTGGCGGCGACACTGTCGAAACAGTAAATATAGGTGGGACCAACTATAGAATACATACTTTTACTAAAGTCGGGTCATCAACTCTTATTGTGAGAGCAGGTACGGTGCTTGATTGCCTGATTAGCGCGGGAGGCGGCAGTAGCGGTGGAGGAGATCCTGCAGTTGCTTGGGGCGGTAGTGGTGGAGCAGGTGGCTTGCTGTCTGGTTCACTAACAGTGCCCCCAGGAACCTATGAAATCATTGTTGGCTTCGGCGGTCCTGGCGGTACGCCATTACGAACTAGAGGAACCCAAGGAGGCGATTCATCGTTCTTTGGTAAAACAGCAATAGGCGGTGGAGCTGGAGGTGGCGGTTCAGGCGGCAGCCAACAAAGTGGAGGATCAGGTGGATCAGGCGGCGGCGGCGGCGGTGGCTTTGCATATGGCACTGGTGGAGGATCAAGCCAAACAGCGCAATCGCCACTAACTAAATATGGCAATTCCGGCGGCAATGGCGGAAATTCCTCCTATGTAGGCGGTGGTGGGGGCGGAGCACTTAGCGCGGGTGGTGGGGTTAGTGCATTAGGGTCTGGTGGCGTAGGTTTTACGTCCGCTATTACAGGTACTCCTGTGACTTATGCGTCAGGCGGCCCAGGTGGTGGAGGTGCAGCAGTAAATAAAGGTAGTGGAGGAGGTGGTGTCGATGGTCTAGGCAACGCGGGTACGCCCGGCATCATCATTCTTCGCTGGGCCATCTAGCTCAATAGAGTTGTTTTTTTTCAACATAGTCCAATGAAACTCCTCTACAACCAGGCCACGGCCACACTTTCCCCCTACCCCCGCACCGACAATGAGCCGGTGGTGGGGTTGGACCCGACCTATCTGGAGCTGGATCTCATCCAAGTTGATCAGCCCAAGTACGACCCCATCACGCATCGATTGGAGCCAACCGAGGCCATCGACACCAATGCCCGCACCGTGACCCGTGGGTGGGAGCTGATCAAGTTACCTGTGCCACCACCACCGCCACCTACCCCCGACTGGGCCACGTTCAAAGTCACGGCGCTGAGCAGCGATTCCCTGAACGCAATCCTGGCTGCTGCTTTTCAGATTGCTCCGGTTGCTGCTGCTTCCCTGGCACCTGCTCTGCTGCGAGCTGAAGATCAAGGCTCCGCTGATTTTGCCGCTGCCTGGTCAGCGATCTGCAGCGCCGTGCCGGTGCCACCCGAGGTGATCGGTGGGTTCCAGGCAGTAGCCACGCAGTGCAACCTGCCGACTGAGTTCATCGCCGCACTCTCGCCAGAATGAACTATCCCCCCGGCGACTGCCATGCCTCCTGAAGATGTATCTCATCGCGACATCTATGTGCGCCTGGCGGAGCTGGGGGCAAAGATTGATTCAATCCTGACGATTATGGCTGATCGCAAAGAAGATATAACCAAGATTACCGCAGACCTTAATGGTCTGTACGCCCGTCAGCGAACCCTGGAGACCCAAATGGCGCGGGTGCTGGTGATCGGTGCCGCCTTGGCGCTGCTAGTGCCAGCCTTCGCAACAATGATTCAACTCAAGCTCTCAATCCCGACAGCTGTTGAGCGGCTGGAGGCGCGATGACTCGCTTCCTCGGGCCATGCCTGGCGTTTGCTGGCGCCTGCCTGCTGGCTGGTGCAGCAGTGGGGGTGACGGACTGGGCGACGTGTCTCAGAGCCGCAGGTGGCCAAGCCTGCCGGGCTCCCAGAGCTGACGCCATGACGGCACTAGCGGGGGCGGCAAATGTGGCGTTGGGTGTGGCATTGCAGGAGAAACCATGACACTGAGCAAATCCGAGCGGATCCTGGCGGCGATCGTCACCGCAATCACCCCCACGGCTGGCATCAGTGCCCGGGTGTTCAGGGATCGCTGGGAGGCGGTGGCCCGCAACGAGATGCCGTGCCTGGTGGTGGAGCCGTTGGGGGAGGAGCCAGGACTGACATCGCTGCCCTTCACCGACTACACCATCACCGTGTCGGTGGACATCCTGATCAATGGTTCACCGCTGAGCGCCCTAGCCGATCCGATCCGCGTCGATACCCATGCCCGCCTGATGGCTGACCGCACCCTCGGCGGCTTGACCCACTCGATCGACCCAGGCCCCAGCGAATGGAAGGGCGATCCAGGGGAAATCGGCATTCTTAGCCTGAGCTATCGGATCCCGTTCCGCACGCTCACCGCTGATCTGACCCAATGAAGACAGTCCCTAGCCTGATTCCAGACGAGTTCGAGGGCCAAGGCGGGGAATACCTGCTGGACCCCAAGACCGGAAGGCGGACGTTGATCGCCCGCACCGCTCCCGCCCCCAACCCAACCGAGCTGACCGATGCCCTTCCTGACGCGCAAGCGGACAATTCTGATCAAGGCTGAGACCGTCTACGGCACGGATTCGGTACCGACTGGCACCGATGCGCTCACCGTGCGCAGTATTGATGTTTCGCCGATTGATGCCGATGTGGTTAGCCGGGATCTGATTCGGCCCTACCTGGGCAACAGCACCCAGCTGCTGGCCAACATCAAAGTGCAGTGCAATTTTGAAGTGGAACTGGCTGGTAGCGGCACCGCTGGCACCGCCCCCCGCTGGGGTCCCGCCATGCTGGCCTGCGGGACTGCCGCCACCACCGTGGCATCCACGAGCGTCACCTACTCCCCGGTAAGCGCCAGCTTCCCCAGCGCCACCATCTATTACTTCGCTGACGGCATCAAACATGCCGTGACCGGCTGGCGCGGCACCTTTGAGATCAAGGGTGAGCTGGGCCAGATCCCTGTGATTTCATTTACCGGGACGGGTGTCTACAACACCCCCACCGATACGGCTGTGGGTGCTGTGACCTATGGCGCCCAGGCCGATCCGTTGATCTTTACCAGCGGCAATACCACGGCCTTCAGTCTGTTCTCCTATTCCGGTTGCCTGTCGTCGTTCTCGTTCGCGATGAACAACGAGATCCAATATCGCGAGCTGATCGGCTGCACCAAAGAAGTGCTCATCACCGACCGCAAGCCCAGCGGCCAGGTGATGATCGAGTCTGTGCCGATCGCCACCAAGGATTATTTCAGCATCGCCACCGGCACCACCACCGGCAACCTGACCTTCACGCACGGCACCACCGCCGGGAACCGCGCGGTGTTCACTGGCGCTCAGACCGACATCACGAACCCGAGCTATGGCGACATGAACGGGGTGATCATGCTGAATCTCCCCTGCGTGTTCCTGCCCACCACGGCCGGCAACAACGAGTTTTCGCTGGCCCTGACCTGATCAGGCTCCCGAGCCTGAACCACTGCATCACCACCCATGCCCCTCCAGCTCCGCAGCCAATCCCCCAGCTACCGCTGGCCCGTCGTCGTTGAGTTCCCCGTTGACGGCGGGAAGTTTGACAAAGAGACATTTGACGCCGAGTTCAAGCGGCTTTCACAGGATCGCCTGCGCGAGATCGGGGAGAAGATCGAAGGCGGCACCATCTCTGATCTTGAGCTGCTGGATCAGGTGCTGACCGGCTGGGCCGGCATCCTTGACGAAGCTGGCGACGATGTGCCGTTCTCTGAGACCAGCCGTCAAAAGATTTTGAACGTCCCCCTGGTGGCATCGGCCATCGTGGCCGCCTGGCTGGAATCGCTGGCGAAGGGTAAGCGAAAAAACTGATTGAGGCCGCCGAATTGTGGGTGACCGGCGGCCGACAGGATGGACCCGACCCAGCGGAAGCGGCAGCGCTGGGGGTGATCGTGCCCGAGCCTGAACTGCAGATCTTTGATATTCACCCTGAGGCCGAAAAGGGGGTCCGAATGTTTCTGCAGGTTTGCACTCAATGGCGGGTCAGCGATGGACAGCGGATCGGCCTGGATTATGCCGTCGTGCTGGCCCTTCTTAGCCTGGAGCAAGAGCCGAACCCGACTGAAGTTCTGGAGGATGTGCGGGTGATGGAAGACGCAGCACTGGCAAAACTGGCGGAGCTTGCAGCCTGATGGCCAACCTTGACGCGCTGCTGCGAATCAAGACCGATGTGCAAGGTGCAAACGGCATCGTTGCGCTGAATCGTCAGCTGCAGGGCGTTGAGCGCACGGCGGCTGGGGCAAGTGTGGCCATGCGGGGCATGGCTGGATCATCGGCCCTGCTGACAAGCTCCCTAGGGGCCTTGGCTCCACTGCTCAGCGCTGCTGGACTGGTGGGGCTGGTGAAGGGTGCCATTGATGCTGGCGATGCCATGAACGATCTGAGCCAGCGCACCGGCGTGAGCGTTGAGGCCCTGGCGAAGTTCAAGAAGGCGGCGAGCACCAGCGGCACTGACATTGACAGCGTGGCCAAGAGCCTGGGCCGGCTCAGTAAGGGCATGTTTGAGGCGGCCACCACCGGCAAGGGCAAGGCAGCCGATGCACTAAACGCCCTGGGGATTAGCGCCAAGGATGCGGCCGGCAACATCAAAAGCGCCGATGCGGTGACCCTGGAGATTGCCAATCGCTTCAAGGCCATGCCTGATGGCGTGACCAAAACAGCCTTGGCGATGGCGCTGTTCGGCAAGAGCGGGGCCGAAATGATCCCGATGCTCAATATGGGCGGTGCTGCGATCGATTCGCTCAGCGTCAAAATGACCAAGGCCTTCGCGGAGAAGGCCGACGAGTACAAAGACAAGCTGGCGATCCTCGGCGGCAAGGTTGGCGCGCTTGGCGCTGATCTGGCGATTGCTCTATTGCCCGCTCTGAACGCTGTCACAGATGCTGTGACGGCTGGGGTGACGGCATTTAACTCAATGCCTGGCGTTCTCCAGTCGGCAACACTTTCAGCGGCAACCCTGGCCCTGGCATGGGGGCCACTGACTGGGCTGATGGGAACCCTGGCTAAGGCCACGGTGCCACTGGTGGCCAATGCCATGGCAAACCTTGCGCTGCAGACCGCATTGGCTGGCAGCACCCTGCCGCCGCTGTCGGCTGGCCTGGCAATGGTCAAAGGCGCGACGCTGGCTATCCCCGGATGGGGCTGGGCGCTGGCTGGTGTCGCCGCGCTGACGAGTCTGACGGCTTATGTCTATTCCACCAACAAGGCCTTTCGGGATTTCGTCGGCAATCTCGGCGATGTGATCAACGGTGATTTCAAGCGGTCCATGGAGGCAATGGGCAACTTCGCGGCCAGCGCCGGGCAGTTCATCACCGGCACATGGAACAAGCTGGTGAGCTTCGCGCAATCGGTAGGCAGCTCAATCGCCCAGGCCTTTGCTGGCCCGTTCGGCTTCATCGCCAATGCCGCAAGTTCTGCGATGTCGCTTGTCTCTGGCGCGATCCAGGGCATGATCAACGCCATTCCCAAGCCCATCCGCGACAAGCTGGGCCTTGCGCTGGGCAATGCCGTCGCCGGGGCCATGCCCCTGGTCTCCTACCCGGTCAGCGCTGTTGGTCGTGCGCTGTCCATGGGCCCCAGGCCTGATGCAGCTCAGAACGGCGGTGGCGGCGTTGCCGCGCCAGCCATGGGAGCGCTGAACATGGGCGGCGGCGGCGGTGGGGCAGCTGGCGGCGGCAGTGGGGCGGGGGCAAGCAAGCCAAGCCAAGCGGAAGTTAACGTAAGGGCGCTGCTGGCCACCATCCGATTCGCGGAGGGCACCCTTGGCCCGAATGGCTATGGCACGCACTTTGGGGGTGGCTACACACCGCCAGGCGGACCCCATCCTGATCGGGTGGTTCGTGCGGGTGGGTACGCATCGGCAGCCTATGGCGCCTACCAGTTCATGCCCGACACGTGGCGGGCCACTGGCGGAGGCAACATGACACCCGCAAGACAGGACGCTGCGGCGCTTCGATTGATCCGCGACAGGGGAGTTGACCCAGGGCAATCGCTCAACAGGGGCATGATTGACAGGTTGGCGCCGGTGTGGGCATCGCTCCCCACGCTTAAAACGGGTACTAGTTACTACGGGCAAGGCGGCAAATCATTCTCCCAGCTCCAAAACTTCTATCGCCAGCAGGTAGCAAAGGGTGGAGGTGATATAGGCGGGCTTGACCTGGCGTTTGGGCAGGACAATGCTCAGGCAGCGGAGCAAGCAGCAGCAGAAGCCAAGCGCAGGGAAGAAGAGGACAAGCGGAGAAAGGAGCAGATCGCTAAGCAGCTTTCCTCCGCACGCGATTTACTGACCAGCAATGAAGCGGCGCTAAGGGTGGCAGAGGCGACCACGCCCCTCGGCAAGTTGAGCGCCGAGTATGACCAGCAGCGGGCAAAACGGATGGGCGAATACGCCGATTTAATGAGGGCTGCCCTTAGCGATGAGGAGCGCCGGGCACTGATCACCAGCCAGCAAAAGGCCATTGGGGCTGCTGAGGTTGCATATAAGAAAGAGCTCAAGCAGCTCACAGAAGACCAGCTCAAAACCGAGCAAGAGCGGGCCAGCCTGGCCATTGACGCCGAACGCGAGCGTGCCCAGGCCCTCCAGGAATCGCTCAGCTACATGCAGGAACTCAGCAGCCGCGACAGCATCGGCGCCGGCTTCCAGCAGGGCATCCAAAGCTATGTCGATTCAATCGGCAATATGCGCGATGCCGTTGGGCAGCTGACCACTGACACCATCGGCGGGCTGAGCAATGCGCTGGGCGAGTTGGCCACCACCGGCACGGTCAAGTTCCGTGAGTTCGCTGTGTCGGTCCTGAAAGACACGGGCGCAATGATCATGAAACAGCTGGTGCTCAAAACGATCATGAGCGCGATCGGTGGCATCGGCGGCGGGGCTGGCAGGGCTTTCGAGATGCCAGGCGCTGGATTCTTTGGCGGCGGCGGCGGAGGTGTTGGCTTTGGCCAGGCAATGGGTATGCCAGGCCTAGGCTCTGTGTTGAACACTCCCACTCTGTTCAAGTTTGCCAAGGGTGGCACCTTCAACACCGGGATCATGGGCGAGGCCGGCCCAGAGGCGATCATGCCCCTGCGCCGTGGGCGCGACGGGAAGTTGGGCGTAGCTGCCGCTTACCCCGCAATCCCCGGCATCCCCAGCGGTGGAGCTGGTGGCGGCATGGATGGATCCCCTGATGTGCTGGGCTCCGCTGATGGGGTGCTGCCTGGCTCCAGCAGTAGCTCTACCAGCAGGTTTGAGCGCACCGATGCCGTGCTCACCCGAATGGTTGAGGCGGCCAAGCAGAACTCCGTTGCCACGGCTGCTGCTGCAGTTGCGGCAGGTGGTGGCGGGACAACTCGGGTGCAGCTGGAGACCACCAGGATCAACAACGTCGAATACATCACCCTGGAGCAGGCTCAGGGTATCGCCAACGCTGCCGCTAACCGCTCGACAGCACGAGAGCGCCGGTCGCTGCAGTCCAGCCCAGCCGCCCGCCGGAGCGTGGGGGTCTGATGGATTACGACATTGCCGAGGGTGTTTATTGCCAGTTCGTCACCCGTGATGGTGCGCCAACGGGCTATGCGTTCCAGCAGTTCCACATTGGGCAGACCCGAACGTATGACGGTGTGTCGTATCTGTTTGGAGGATTTCAGTACACCGGCGCCACTGTTGATTTGGGCTTCCCAAACGCAGAGGCGCTGCTGGTGTTTCAGGCCAATGTGTTGGGCCTGAACATCTGGAAACAGGCGGCCGATGATTTGTGGGTCGCCAAGGTGCGCACGGTCTGGCTGGATCCCGCCACGTTGAATGAAACCGCTGTGCAGATGATTGATACCTATGCTGTGACTGGGTTCAGCCATGATGAACAGCAAGTAAGCGTGATGCTGGGCAGTCCATTAGATGCCATCGGCGGTGATTGGCCCCGGCGAGTGTTGACGCAAGCCATGGTCGGCGCTCTGCCGCCTAGTGCTGATGTGAGGTTCTGATGCTCGGGAAACGCCACGCCAGGTTGTTGCTACCGATTGATCACCAGATCATTGAGGCGGTCGGCTTCACTGAGGCCGAATACCTGGAGTATCTGCAACTGCAGGAGCAGCTGAGCCGGACCCGGCCGGCTGGGCCGGTGGCGTTGTTCGGCATTGACGATGCCATCTTGATCGGCATCGCGATCAACATCGCCCTGACCGCCGCCGCCTACCTGCTCACCCCACGGCTCAAGAGTTCTCCGGGCTCACCTGGCCAACTTCGCCAGAACGATCAGAGCGGCCTGCGACTGGTAGATCGCACCGAGTTCGCCCCAAAAGCTGGCATCAGCAGTAGCCAGGATGTTGTCGAGCTGGGCTCCACGGTGCCGGTGGTATGGGCGAACCGAGAGACGATTGATGGTGTGACCTATGGCGGGGTCAGGGTGAACTGCCCGTTGCTGTGGAGCCAGATGGTCAGCCTCGGCGGCTCCCAGATGTTGCGGGCTGTCTATCTGCTGGGCGAGGCGCCGATCACCGGGGTTGACCCGACCCAGTTCGCGTTTGGCGAGAACCTGTTGAGCAGCTACGACCTGGGCAGTGCTGGTGATGCCAGCGCACGGGTCACCATTTACCACCGGCCCAACGGCGGCAGGATTCGCGCCACCGATCGTATCGCCGGCCGCCTCGCTGCCAATGACCCAGGCAATGCCGAGGCCAATGGTGCCGCCGATGTTTTCCAGGTGCGAGGCCTGAACAACGAGTGGGCGCCCGCCACCTGCTACAGCTACAGCCCGAGCAGCCAGACCACGTTTGGCCTTTACGCCCCGATCGGCAATGGCCTGCCATTCAGGATCAACCCGGTCATGCGCTCGGCCCGGTTACTCAGCACTGTCCAGGCCCCAACGCGGAGCCAGCGAGAGGATGGGTATTCAATGGTGGAGTGCTCGCCAGACCATGCGGCCCTGGTGCAGCGCCAGAAAAATGACGCCATCAGCAATGGGCTTGGCGGACTGGTGGCACTCCGCCGCAGCGGATCAACAATCACGACCGCACCGTCCGATGCTCCGCGAAACCTGCTGGTAGGTGATGAGATTGACTACGTTCTCGACAATTCAACATCGGCCAATAGCACGTTTACAAGCCGCAATTACAGCGAACCAAAGGGTGATATTGCGACCGCTGTTGCTGGTCGTCAGCGCCAGTGGGATGATTCGATCATCGTTGGCGAAACCTACCGGATTGGCTCAGCGGTCGCCGTTTGCAAATCAAGGACACCATCTGACGATGTGTTCCGCAGCGATGTGCAGAGCCAGCCGGTGGGCGGTGGCGTCGCAATTACGGCCACCTTTGCGGTGGTGACAGGCGGGTCTGTTGACTTCCCGACAACTGCGCCTCCAGACCCATACAGCAAGCGGTGCGGCAGCTCCAAGCCTCACATCATGCGGATGGCCAGGGCCACTGTTGCAGTGCCACAACCTGCGCAGGTGATCGAGATCGGCGGCAAATCAACAGTGGGCATCAGGGTCTCTGGATTCTGCAACCTGCGGGACTCGCCAAGCTACAGCCAGATTGACTTGAATGCCTGCGACATTTTCGACAAAGATCTGTTGGCGCCAAACCAGACACTTCAGACCACATCATTCCAGAGCGGCACAATCACGCAGATTGAAACCAGATATAGCTTCTGGCGTTTGCGCTACCGGATCGCTGGGAGTTCGGCCGACTGGTCCCAGTTCCCCCAGTTGATGGGTGTGGCCGGATCCACGCAGCAGCAGCAATTTTGGTTCAATCGGATTGAGTTTCCTTCCCGCCAGCGCTGGGAGGTGGAGTATCAGCCGGTGAGCGGCTGGGAGATCCGCAGCGGCACCGCCGCCGGTGACCTAGTGGCGATTGATGCCAGGCTCTCCAGCCTGCTCACCTTGACCGATGGCACCGCCGTTGTGCGTGTCCCTGGCAAATATGTGTCCCGGCAGCAGTCCACGTTTGAAATGCCGTGCGCGACTCCAGCAGCCGGCAGCCTGGGCATCCCCTACGTTGACGACAGCAGCATTGTGGACGGCTGGGGGCGGCTGGCTGAGCAGTTTGTCTACGAGGAGTTCAGCGCCAGCACCAGCAGCCCTGAGCATGAGATCACCTACATCAACGTCATTGACATCGCGCCAACGACCCCCAGCTACGACAACCTGGCGCTGGTCGCCGTCAACATCCGCAGCGGCTCAGAGGCAACCACGCTGGGCCAGTTCAGCGCCTATGTGAACCAGGCCATGGCCGCCTCTCACTCATTCCCTGACCTGCTGGCGGCGGGCCTGACCAATGAGCGCTATGGGGTCGGCTCGATCCTTTCCCCGCTCCAGGTGGGCACGGCATCGTTCGCCTACTCCACGACCTGGACCCGGAACCGCCGTTACTTCTGGGATGGCACGCTGCCCAAACCCGTCAATTTCAGGCAGTGGGGCAACGATACGGCGGCCCTATTCCTGCTCGATCTGGTGACGCGCAACGGGGTCAGCTACCTGCAGCCGGCGGTGCTGTTTGATGAGGCCGAGCAGATCACCGGCATCTTCAACAGCGGCAACATCGTTGAAAAATCCTTCAAGCTGTCGTATTTCCCCCAGCAAGACCGGCAGCGGATCAGGGTCAGCGTGAAGTGGCGAGAGGAGCGGGCGGCTGTTGGGGATGGCAGTAATCGTGGATTGTTCCCAGTGATCCGCGAGGTCACCGTCAGAGAGGCCGGCACCAGCGCAACCGCGCCAATCGAGAGCATTGATATGAGCGACTTCTGCACCTCAGAGCGCCATGCCATTGATGTGGCCAAGCTGAAGTGCAGGATCAAAAGACTCTCTACACACCAGGCTGACCTGACCACCATTCCTCAACAGGCCACGCTCGTTCCTGGCCGCTGCTTCCGGCTGGCGATGGAGACGGTCAGCTATGCCAAGCCCAGGAATGGCGCGATCCTGGCTGATGGAACCATTCTTGCCAGTGACGACATTGCAGATGGAGCCTATCCGGTGATGCTCTGGGATGGCGTCGGCGGGATCCAGGAAACAACCCTCACGATCTCAGGGGGCAAGGCCGTAGGCCAGGGTCAAGCGGTCTTCACCATTGCCGAGCTGGCTGCCACTGAGCAGACGTACAAAGTTCAGTCAATGGGCTTCAACGAGGATGGCAATATCAACGTGGTAGCGCTCCACTGGCCTACTGACGCCAGCGGCTACAGCGCAGTCTCAGCGGGCTGGGATGTCACGGGCAACTGGACTATCGAAGGCGCCATTGGCTCTACTGATGCCCCCGGCACCATCAGCCCATCGTTCTCTGGGGTGACCATCGTCGGCGCCAGCAGCCTGACCGTGGGGGTGGCCAGCAGCTACTCAGCGGTGGTGAGCGGCACCGGCACCGGTTACACCTACGCCTGGAGTGGCGCCGGTTTGACGTTTGGCAGCGCCACGGCGGCAGTCACGACAATCACCGCCACCAGCATCGGGGCCAAGACGGCGAGTTGTGCCGTTTCTCGCGGCGGGGTCACGATCACCGGCACGCAGGCCATTGCCGCGCTGTCTGCCACAGGCACGACAACGATTGGCACGGTGACGGTTTCAGGTGCCACCATTGGCACCGGCGTGTTCTCCTCCAGCTACTCGGCGGCGATCTCTGGCACTGCTACCGATTTGGTTTACTCCTGGTCAGCGCCGGTTGTACCTACCTCCAGGGCCGTGACATTCAGCGCCACAAATGCCCAGGCGCCAACCATCGCATTCAGCGGCACTGGCACCTACACCCTGCAATGCCGGGTTTCGAGTTTCTCTGCTACAGATCGAGCTGTCGATCTGCCGGTGACGTTCAACATCACCACGGACACCGCCACCGCAACGGCCCATGGCCTGCTGGCTGATGATGAGGTCAGCTTCGCCGCCACCACCGGCAGCCTGCCTACCGGCCTGGCCGAGCGTACCGCCTATTACGTTCGCTCAGCTGGATTGACTGCCAACTTTTTCACCGTGGCGACAACACCAGGGGGCACAGCAATTGATCTCACCGGCACGGCCACCGGCAGTTACCGGGTCAACAGACTGGGCAAGACGGACCTGCATACGGTGGTTATTTCGTGAGCGTTGCATTCCCCGCGATCCGCCCCGCCAGCCGCGACTACGAGCCACCGGCGGTGCCGGTCGCTGAATCAAAGTCCGTAGCTGGTGCCACCTTTCGACGGCAGCGGGGGAGCCTAGCAGTGGATGCCGCCCTGACGCTCCGGTTTGACACCAGGCCCGTGACCGACTGGAATCTGATTGAGGCGGCCTGGCTCGACAGCCGCTGCGGCATGGTTGAGCTGATCCTGCCCCCAGAGGTCTGGGCTCCTGATGTGGCGCCGGTGTTGCCTGGGCTGCAATGGCGCTTCATCCCTGACCAGAAGCCAACCCGATCACAAGACCGCGACCTGGCCGGCCGGGTGAATATCGCTGTCCAGCTCAGGGCAATTGCTGTCTAGCCTGAGGCAAAGGGTCGAGGGCAATGGCAGTCTTAACCAGTCGAGATGCAGAGCTCCGGCTGGATGGTGTCGCCATCGCCAAGGCCAGGGATGTGAGCCTGTCGCTCACCAGCGATCTCAACGAAGACACAGCACTGGGCCAGGATTCGCGCACCTACATCTATGGCCTGCGCAGCTATTCCGGATCCTGCACTTTGCAGTACGACCGCAGTAGCCAGGCCAGCACCATCCTGCAGCAGGCGCTCACCGCCACCGATGCTGAGCACGATCTGCAGCTGATCTTGATTGATCGCAGCATCGGTGGGTCCGTGCTGTTTGGCCAGGTTGGGATGTCCGTTTCGGTGGGCGACATCGTGCAGTGCTCAGTGAGCCTGACGTTTAATGAAATCGCCGGGACGGTTTGATGTCATTGCTCGGCACCGGCGGGGAGCTGGAGCTCAGCCGGGAAGCACCACCGCTCACGATCGTCACTGATGCCAGGTTTGACAGCGGCAAGCTGTGGTTGAGCGAGCCGGGGCACTGGCCTGGTGATCGGGTACTGCTGAGCTGTGCTCGGGGCCTGCCGATTGATTCCAACGCCGATGGCTACGCCGATTGCCCAGATGGCCACCGCCATTGGGGCGGCCAGGGCATTGCAGGGCCAGCAACCGCCCACCGTAGCAACGATGCTGGTGCCTACTGGGCATCCAGCAACTCCGCGCCATTCTGGGAGTCATCTGCTGGCACTGGCTTGACAACGCAGTTGGCCTGCTACGCCGGTCGGGACACACTAGGCCGCTTGTCGTTCTACGACAGCGAAATCAATGCAGTCAATGGGTCCACCACCGGCAAACTGTCGCTCTCCGGCGTGGCATTTGGCGCCCTGATCATTGCGCCATGGCAGGCGGCGGCGGCGTTCCAAGCGGCGCTGGTCAGCCTGGCGGAAACCGTGCGGGCCCTGTTGCCGTTGAGCAAGCCCGAGCAGTCTGTGGAGTCGCTCACGGCGATCCCTGATGCGCTGGCATCACCTGATCTGATT